CTTTTCCTGCTTTCTCCCTAAGAGCAGCAATGTCTGCATTTGCTTTCTGAGTTGCTTTTCCGTAATCAGCAATGATTTTTTCAATGTTTTCTTCGCTGATTCCCATAGCCACTAAATCTTCTCTTTTCATGATTACCTCCGATATGCTTTACGTTTTTTTACGGTGCAACGACACCGATAGCATTGTTGATTTTTACGCTCACAACTTTGCGAATTTTTATAAAATAAAAACAGCCGCCGGTTACTCGGTGACTGCCTTATTTGTTGGATTTGAATTATTTAATTTTGCTACAATCTCTTGTGCTTTGCGTTCTTGCTCTTCCACATCATCTATGGTTTTCCACAGATTATCCAGGTACGGTTTTGACAACATGAATGTCTTTTCTGCATCTCCCCACAGGCCAACGGTCTTAATAGCCACAATCGGGTGAATACCGCATTGTAAGAGCTGTAAGAGCGTCTGGGACTTAGTGTACATGTTATCCTGCGGACTATGGTTGATCTGGACTTCAAAATCCCGGATAGACAATTTTAAATCGTTTCCGGATACCCGAAGAGTATTAAGAACAACTGTGGCAAGACGTTTTTCAGATGATTTTACAATTGGGTCTTTCAATTTTGCACGGGTTTTTGAGAAATCCCAGCCGTTACGTAATTCGACGGCTCCCTGCGTATCTCCGCCGGTGTTGCTTTGCTTCGTAGGAATTGCCAAAATGGATAATGCATTGTCCCAAAGATCATCTTTTGCCACCTGGCATTGGGTCTGGTTAAGTTCCTGCGTCATAATTTCAACATCAGATTTATTTTCTTTATTAGTTGATTTTACGACCAATGCATGGTTCATTTTCATTTTGGCAAATTCTTCTTCATCAACATTGCAGTTTACAAATTTGATCCACGACTGGACAAACTGTTCAATCCCGTCCATTCTATTAGACTGCATATTGTTAATTGCATCAAGCATGGAAATTACCAACTCAATGTCTGAAATTCGTTCGTGATTGTTCGGATACTCTACAATCGGGATTCCGCCATAGGTATGTAGTTTTGATTTAACCACATTGCTGTCAACAATCTTAAATGACATCGTTTCGGAAAATGCCAGTTTGTAGTATTTTCCGTCCTCATCCTTCAATTCTTGTACGGCAAGAACCGGTTCTTCCGTGCTTCTGTTATAGATAACAAAAGTATTCAGCGGACTAGGTGCTGTGATTCTGAACGGGATTTCCCCTTTTTTAATCTGGATAGCTTTGAAAGACGTGCCCGTAGCGGACTGCCATTCACCGGACTTAATGTCTTTTTCCTGCTTATTGGCATCCGTCATAAAATCATTTAACTCATCCACAGCATTGTTGATTGCATCATCATCTTTCCTGCTAATGAATTGAACTGGTTCGCCATATGTCTGTCCTACTTTGAACTGGACAATCTCATAAGCATGGTTTTCAAGGATTTTGTTTGTGATGTCCTCGTTGGAAACCTTTGTCCGGTAAAGTACCGGCTGATCTCCTTTGTAGTACCGCCAAAGGTATCTTATTGCTGATTTATTGCCGTAAAAAACACCAATGCACTGTCCAATTATCTTCACCACATTGTCAGCTGTGATTCGTTCAGCGTCCGTATATGCAATTTTTCGTCCGTAATTCCCTTTTACAAGGTCTTGAAAATACATTGTGTTTCTTGCAAAATCCATGTTTTCACCTACATATAAGTAACCCCGGAAGAACAATTCCTCTGCGGGATGTCTTTAATTTCTGTCTCTCCATTGTCTACGTAATAGACAACTCGTTTATTGCACTTCTTACACCTGCCGATCACCGGCATAGAAGAACGCCCGTCCCATGTAGCAACTTTTCGGCCACACCGGGGACAATATATCGTTTTTGGTTTGTATTCCATGTTTTTTCCTCATTTCTGCAAAAGAAAAGAGCACTGCCGTTTCCAGCAATGCTCTCTCTTACCGATGGGAGAAAAAGTTTCTTAAAACTTTACAATCATATTGTATACCACTTATTTTTTAAAGAAAATACACGTTTTTATGCTATTTTATGCGTTTTGGTGCAGTTAATCCCCCATGTACAGGTATCCAAACATTTTCTCGAAGGTATCAATGGCATTATCATAGATTGAAAACGTCTGACGCTTTGATTTCTTGATTTCGACGCTAATTACCTTAAAATCTTTGTCCAGCACAAACCGCTTTGCAAGCACATCGTACATATCCGTATCCGGGATCTTCTCAATCTGCCGGACAATCTCCTCTCTTTTCCGGGAAAGAGTCCGCACTTCTGACTCCATATCAGCAATTTTAGGTGCTCCGCTGCCAACAATGTCTTTTGTGCCGGATGTCTGCACACGTTCTCCGCAGGAGAATGACGGCATCCCGTATATGCTCGCCCGTAGATTCTTGATTTCTTCAATTTTATTTGCAATCATACGGTCATATCTTTTGATCTGGCCAAGGTAATTCTTTGTCTCCATTACATCCTCCTAAACGGGTTTATTGCCGCTTCTACTTTTGCCACAGACCCTGTTCTCATTTCGTTCTCAAACAATGAAATAGAATCCGGTGCGTCATCGTGCTTTACTTTTCCGCTTCTCGTCATGGTTGTAAGTTCTTTCATAAACTTATAATACTGGCTTTGCCTATCCATTTTTTTGAAATCACGAAAATAATAATCACGAATAATGTTATCCCTTGCATTTTCCATTCTCGTTATTTTGTTCGTACAATTAAACTTGAACCTTGCGCTACATCTGCCGCCACGCTCTTTAACGATGTCCATTACATCTCGCCCAAAATATTCGCCAGCACTATTGCTCTCAAATGTGACAGTTTTAACATTGTGCTTAATAAGCATATTTGCGCATTCAGGCTTCGTGAACTGTGTTCCGGAATTGTCGAATACTACATCAACAATATATACTTCATTTCCATATATGTAGCCAATCGGCATAGAACAGCTATCATCCCCTTTGTCTGCGCTATCACATGCCGCCATGATTGCATCTGGTTCCCTATCAACTGGAAGTTCTTCAAAATAATTCAACTCATTCTCTGCAAACATCCGTCCTTTTGCTTCAAATGGCTCCTGCTGGAACTCCGCAGCCCACGTTTCTTCCGATACTAGTTTCCGCTCTTTTCGATAATAATCAGTGGTGAATATCTTCCGTAATCCTTTTTTATCCTTACGGTAGATTTCCCAGTTGCTTTCGTCCGTAATTGGGTCGAGGGCTGGAATTGCAACTTCTTTCCATCTCCAGCCAAGTTCATCAGCTTTATTCTGCAATGCTGTAATAGGGTCATATAGGCTGTATTTTGTGCCCTGAATAATAATAGGTGTGCCCTCTAGCCTACGTCCAAGAACATCGTCTGTAACCTTTTCACACAGGAACTCTAATCTGTCTCTATTTCTTGCCTCCTCGTGATTCTTTACGCAGTCATCAATATAGACAAGAACATTTGCTTCTGTACATCCTACGATTGCACCATCAATAGGTCTGCAAGTAAATGTCGGAAAAATATTTTTGCTTTTAAGGTCTATTGAAAGATTCTCCGCACTTTTATAACCATCTTTACTGATTTTTGTTGCTTCAGGAAAAACGCTTAAAAATCTTTTGTATGTGCTTTCTGTCTCAAAACCTTGTAAAAGTCCACCATAAAACCTCTTTACTAGTCCTTCTCCTTTTCCAACACCAAAAATACTCCCGTCCGGATCTCTCCCACCCATCATCTGCGCCAGTTTTAGTCCTCCTGTGGTTTTTCCTGTACGTTTCGGCTGCGAAACAGAAAGAAAATCTAGTTTTCCGTCATAAATTTCCTGATATGCTCCTACTACCGGTTTCAAGACTTCTCTTCTTGGAAAATAAAATCTCTTCCATGGATCTTTTTCATCTATTTCGATGTAATAGAAAAAACTATCGACCAAATAGGCAGATTCATACATTAAAACATCATAAAATTGTTGAAGCACTTTGTATGTCGTATCATGTTCACTTGCATAAACCTCTAAATTTGCAATTCCTTTACCTGTATGTTCTTTAACAAATTGAGCTATAAGCCGTTTTGCCCTTTCTGATACTTTTAACCCATAATCAATATCATGTTCTGTTCTTAATGCCACAGCTACAGCTTGTATGTATGCGTCAATAACCTGTTCATCTATCCCTTTTCTCTCTATGTAATTTTCATATCCGTTTATCGTGGAAATCAGGCTTGAACTTGCCAATAGAAAAGCACCTCCACTTTCAAAAAGCAAAGGTGCTTGTAAGACCTCTGCCTATAATTGTTTTAGGTTAGCGGCTGAACCAATATTCAGTCGGAGTTTTTTAATCACATTATTATTTTCGTGGAAAATAGAAATTACTCCATCCCATTTGCATTTTTCGTTCATTGCACCATTCAAGGTAGCAATCATCTTTTTCAGATTTACTCATGTTTTTGCTATATTCATCCCAAGCAATCTGATTCTCTTTTAGTCTTTTTTCGGTAATAATTTTATCGGTAATCAGGTACAAAGTCAGAAATAAAATTCCAACTAATGATAGAAAAAAAACTCGCATTACCATCCCTCCCAATGTTCGCATGAATCATCTAAACATCTGAAGCCACCGCAGTAGTCAGAATCAGCATTGCAACATTCTCCGTCACGCTCTATGTAATGCCTGCATGTTGAGCAATACCTTTTTTTCAATGCCTCTTCGACACCTCTTCTGAGCTCTTCCGGCATTGAATCATCTTTACTTATGCACGGCACTTTTGATGAATAGCCATTAGATATTCTTCCACAAATATGCT